TAAGCCAACATCGGATAGAGATAAAAATTTGGGTCAAGACATTATTGACAGATTGACTAATGAGATTAAAGAAAAAATTGAGAATGAACCGGGAATGACTTTAGATGAAATCCGAATAGAAATTAATGATGAAATGAATGTTATGAATACTATTCGTCAGGGTTTTGGTATGACTAATGAAATGTTAGAACAATTAAGAAATGCTCCGGATATTACTGAAGAACAAATAAATGAAATTAGAAATAACAATTAAATAAAAACAATTATGCCAAAGTCAAAATTACGTGGTGGAGCAAAAGCTCACAAAAAAAGAGTTACATTAAGAAATCAAAACCTTAATGGATTAAGAAAGAAAGCTCAAGCAGAGTATACTGAAATGTTTGAGAAACAAATGGAAGAGTTGAAAGCTCAATACCAAAATGAAAATGGTGAAACAACTGAATTAAATACTGAGGTTCTTGGTGACGTTAATGAGGTTAATGTAACAGATGCTGAAGTAATAACTCCTGATGTTGAGAACTAAGATAGTATCTGCGTTTCCTGGTGTTGGAAAAACAACGTATCATAAAAACAACACAGGGACTACATTGGATTCGGATTCAAGTAATTTCAGTTGGGTTGTTAATGAGAATGGAGAAAAGGTAAGAAATCCTGAGTTTCCACAGAACTACATTACCCATATTAAAAATTGTATAGGTAAATATAAATACATTTTTGTGTCATCACATAAAGAAGTTAGAGACGCATTATTAGATAATTGTCTTTTCTTTTATTTAGTTTATCCGGATGACAATAGAAAAGAGGAATTTATCCAACGATACCGAGATAGAGGTAATGACGAGAACTTTATTAAGTTGGTTGATTCCAAATGGGAAGAGTGGATGTCTGAGTTCTATTGGATGGGTAGAGGTTGTGAGAAACTTACTGCGTATGATGGTTGGAATTTAGATACTGTATTGGAGGCTCAAGAAAGAAGAGACGGTGGTGAAGTCATTCAAGAAGACGTAGAAGAACTGAACTAAAACAAATGGAGAAGTTAAATGAAGAATATATTGAGGTGATTAATCAAATGAGGGTCTTAAACAAGAAACGAAAAGAAATCTTTGATAAATATAAAGACATTGAGCCCAATGCTGAACCGGTAATTATGAGAACACCAACATTTTATCACGATTTATTCGGGAATGATTTAGACAAAAAATAAAATGGATTTATTTAATCCCCCACCACAATTTAATTACACAATAATGGAAGATTTAGATATTGTAAACTTGGATAATCCTTACCTACAGGTTGTATGGGAGGATTATGCTGAGAATTTTACACAAGAAAAAATAAAGAGTGTTCGTCATTACTTTCAAAAGAAGTATAACACAACCAACGTCAACGTAATCACGAAGACAAAGGTTGCTGACGACACCACACATACCGTAGACATATCATTTAACATTTTGGATGAGAACTATCAATTAGAGTTAGTTCGTTCATTCTTGGAGTCAAAAGGGAATATGGAACACTACGATGATATCTACCAACTTAATAGTATTGTGGATAACAAATTGTTACAGGACCAAACCGATGCCACTCCGTTTAAGAGATGGTACATTAAGAACATCGAGTTCTCAAACTTCCTATCGTATGGTGAGAATCAGAAGATAGATTTTGAGAAGTGTGATGGGATTACGGTTGTGGAGTCAAACCCGCCTAACTTTGGGGGTAAGACAGTTCTTACTGTAGATTTACTTATGTTCTTATTCTTTAATGAAACAACCAAGACATCAAAAGCGGAGGAGATATTCAACAGGTTTACAGAGAGAAACAAAGTTGCCGTGAAAGGTGAGATTACAATTGATGGTGAGGAGTATATCATATTGAGAAATATTGAAAGAAAGTTATCAAAAAAAGGCGAATGGACGGTTAAGACCGAGTTGGACTTCTATAAAAGATTGTCTGATGGTAGTTTACAAAACTTCACCGGAGAACAACGAAGAGAGACCGAGGCGTTTATCAAAACGTCTATCGGGACCAAAGAGGACTTCTTAATGACCATCCTAACAACTGCCACCAACTTGGAAGAACTAATTGATGCCAAACCTACGGCGAGGGGTCAAGTTCTTTCAAGATTTATGGGGTTGGATTTCCTTAAACGTAAGGAAGAAGCTGCCAAAGAAATTTATAGTGACTTCTCCAAAGGAATGTTGTCAAACATCTATAACTCTGAAGAACTTAAAACGGATAATCAAACTAGTCAAGAAACAATTGATACCCTAACAGAAACTAATCTTACATTAGATATTCAGTTGGAAGATGCTAAAACAAGAATCCTTAAGGGTCAGGAATATCGTGATGGGTTATTAAACTCCAAACATAATATTGATAGAGATTTAACACTAGTATCACCGGACAAAGTCCAAGAGGAAATTAATGGGTTGGACTTACAGAAAGCTAAAGCTATTTCAGATAGAGATGGTGTTAAGGTTGTTGAACCATCTGAATTTTACCACGAGGATAAACACGATGAGGTAAAACAAGAGATTAAAGATTTGATTACCAAACAAGCGGAGAACAATGCGAAGATTAAAAGTATTGAAGAACTGAAGAGTTCGGTTGATGGTGGAATCAAATGTGAGCACTGTGGTATTGAACTGATGAATGCTGCAATTACTAACGCTAAAATTGGAGAACTTGCCGGACTTATCACGCACAAAGAGGAATTATTGGGGTTAATGCGTGAGTTAACCGGCAGAGAAGAAGGTTTTGTTAATCTTAAAAAGGAATTTGATGAGTATGAGAAAAACAAACTTATCAAAGAGAAATATGAATTAAGTGTTGAACGATTTCAATTGATGATTGATGCGTTGAAAACCAAATTGGAAAGATACTCTGAAGTTCAGGACAAAATTATTGAAAACAATAAGACAGATGGATTGTTGATTAAAGCGGGAATTAGAATTGATGAACTTGAGGGTGAGAAGAAAACTATTGAAACTAGTATCTCAAATAATAAGTTTACAATGACTAATTTAACCACCAAGATAACTTCTAACTTGGAAACAATTAGAAAAATTGCTGAGGAAGCTGAGAGAGAAAGAATCTATAAAATCTATTTGGAAATCTTTGGTAAGAACGGTGTGACCAAACTTATTATGAAAACGATGATGCCACTTATTAATAGTGAACTTCAAAGATTGTTAGAGGATAGTTGCCACTTTAGATTAGAAGTTAAGATTAATGATAAGAATGAAGTTGACTTCCTTATGATTGATAACAACACTCAGGTTGAGAAACCGATGGCATCCGGGTCCGGATATGAACGAAGTATCGCTTCACTAGCATTGAGAGCCGTGTTAAGTAAGATATGTTCATTGCCAAGAGCGAATGTGGTTGTATTCGATGAGGTCTTCGGAAAAATATCCAATGACAACTTGGAGATGGTATCGGAGTTTTTCTCTAAAATTAAAGAATACTTTGAGAAGATATTCGTTATTACCCACAACCCATTAGTAACAAATTGGGCGGATAATGTAGTGAGAATTAGAAAAGAAGAAAATATTAGTTATGTTTCCCAATAAAAGTTTGGGAAACATAATTTTTATCGTATCTTTGTAACATAATATATAACTTAAACGTATAACGTATGGATGGTTTAACCAAATACATTTTATTTGTCTTCGCTAAGAATGACAACCCAAAAGAATTTACAGAACAAATCGCAGAAGAATTATGTGTTATTTCAGACACACCAAATCTTAATTTTTATTTTGGACCAGAATCATCTGTGTTCACAATCTCAACATTGGATTCCTATCAGGACGTGAAAGACTATGTTGATATGATTTTAGGTGTTGGTGATATTATGTACGTATTATTACCTTACACATCTGACAATTTGTCATATGGTCTACCTAAAAAAATATCAGAACACCTTTTTAACGATGGTATTAGTGACTTTATGTCAGATAATTCAAAACTTTCAGATAAAAGTGAATTTGAGGTACGAAAAATGATACAAGACCAAATCAAAGAAAGTTTTATGTTAAACATTGAAGACTTTGACTTTGACTATGATGAAGATGAGTGGTCTGACATTGACGAAATTAAAAATAAACAACGTAGTCCATCTTTAGATTATTTATTAGAAAAGATTAAAGAAAAAGGTTTAAATTCGCTAACAGAAAAAGAATTAATACAATTAAACAAATACGCAAATTAATATGAAAGAGAAAAACTCGGGTATTCCGATTAATCAAGAAGAGATTCAATTATATCTAAAAGATATACGTAAGATTAAAGTAATGACCCCTGAGAGGGAACGTGAATTATCTAAAATGATATCTTCAGGGACACTTACAGAAAATGAAACCAAAGCGATTAATAAAGAATTACTTGAAGGTAATTTAAGATTTGTTATTACTGTGGCAAAACAGTATCAAAATCAAGGGTTAGATTTTCCTGATTTAATCGCTG